GTGCTCTCTGCGCTGTCCTCCCAGCCGCTATACAGAATCATGTCTGCGGCCGTTCGGCTGCTCTCAACCATGCCTGTGCGGGCGTGGAGCGCGTTCTGTGCGCTGCGCCGCTCCGGTGCAGGCAGGTCAACGTCCGTTTTGCTCGATTCGAGGACGACGGCCGCTGCGTGGAGCCCGGTCTCAAACGAGAGGCCGGGCTGCGGATGCAGGTCGATGCAAGTCCTGTCGCTCTGCGTGATATAGCTGCCGGTGCGCAGCTCTCCGGCTGCGCTCTGGCCGACAGGCGGCGGGGGTACAATGTCGTACCGGTTGCCCTCGAGTGCGTTCGAACCAACATAGAGCCGCTCCGAGAACTCGATTTCGATGTTTGTGTATACGCCGAGGTGCGCGGGTATCTTCTTTCGTAGGATGTAGTAATAGTCATCCTCCGGTGGCGTGTCCTTGATGTCGGACTTCACATGGATATAGACCGTTCCGCCCGCAAAAGAGACCTCACAAGTGCCCTCTGTAAAGGCTCGGGTGATGTCTTTGATTTCTCGCGCGCCGATGTGGTTGCCGCCGATGAAGTACGAGGCGACGAGCTTGCGCCGCGCCTCGAGGGTGCGCTTCTGGTTCAGAGGGATACCGAGGAAGGTTTCCATCTGTGCCAGCGCATCCGTGTCCATCAGGGATACGAAGTTGTTGTTGACAACAGCGTCTACGCCGTCCTCGATTTCGTCCAGCCCGCCTCCGGCTGCGCGCCAGATAGCGTCCATCTCGAAAACGTCCCGGTAGAACACCGGGTAGAATGTTTTCAGCTCCTCGTATGCGCTGGGGAATCCGTTAGGATACAGGGTTGGTTTCACTTACTGTCACCTCCCCCAAAACAAATACCTCCTCTTTTCCGGCCTCGACGTTTGCCGTCTGGCCGTTGAAGCGGAGGTTTGCGTAGTCCAGCACTCCCAAGAGGCTGTAAATCGTGTTGCCGACCGTGCTGATGCGCAGGGTGGGCGTTTCGCTGTCGTCCGTGGTGAGGTTGATGCTCTTGATTTGAGCTTTGAGGGCCGTCTGCGCTGCACTCCTGACGCTGGCGAGGTCTCCTCCCTTTGCAAGCGTCACGGAGAAAGAGATGTTGACCCTTTTCGCCGTGGCGGATGTCGCGGTGAAGTGCGCGCCGATGTTGGCCTGTCCCTCGCCAAGGCCGGTCCCGCCCGGGTCGATGTACTCCTGCACGCGCTGCACAACAGCCTCAGACGCCGGGCCGCCCTCCGTGTCAATGAGAACGCCTTTGACCGTGTTCTCTCCCGCCCAAAGGGGAACAATGCGCGCACGGCCGACGCCGGAGATGCTCTCGCACCACGTTTTGTAATGCTGCTGGTTTCCGTTTTCTGCCGGTCCGGCGATTTTCTCCTGTACACGCTTTCGGAGGCTCTCGTCGTCCTCGTCGTCTGCGCCCGGTTCGAGCTCCTCGACGATGGAGCAGGCCGTGAGGCTCCGCTGCGTGTCGGTCGGCACAACAGAGGTTCCGGCCGGAATGTCGTTCGCCTCCGTTCCGGCTTTCTCCGCCTCGATGTAGATGCCGAGGGCGTCATCCTGCGCCAGCACAAAATACTGGCCGCTGCAGAAGAAGCGCGTCCCGAGCTCCGGGAGCTCCCCGTCGTACTTGATGCGGTACTTTGCCGTCGCGGCTGCCTGCCGGTAAACGGCGTACTCCTCCGCCTTGAGCGTCAGGTAATCGCCGGTCGCCGTCACCAGAAACACCATCTCGAACACCTGTTCGAGGTCTGCATAGTATTTGGCGATTTTGAAAGCGATGCCTGCGACAGCATCGTAGAAGATGCTGCCCTGCCGGAGGTCGATTCCGTCCGGCGCGCGGCTCAAAATCTCCTCCAAAACCTTGTCGTAGGTCTGGGCTTCAAACACTCTATATCACCTCCTCGACCTCTGTGGTCCCGTAAATAGTGTCCGCCGTGAAGTGGACGTTGCAGGAATCCTCGTTGAACTCAAACTCAAAGTCATAGACTTTAAGAATCCTGCCGTCGCAGAGGAGTGCATCCTCCACAAGTCTCGGGATTTCCGCCCTGATAAGCTCCTCTGTCGCGCTCTCGTCCGTGACAGTGCCCTTGATTTCGCTGCCGTACTGGTTGTCGTAGACGAGGCAGTGGAAACGCGGAGTGAGGAGTGCTTTCAAAATAAACTGGTTGACGGCTTCGAGGCCGTCAACCTTTCCGACGATGCGCCCGGCATCGAGGTCGAGCTTGTAGGTGAGCGACGGCTGCTCTTTCTCCTCCTCGATGCCGGAAATGGGAATGGGAATAAATACTCTGCTCATACGATAGCCCTCTCAAGAGCGTAGTAGCTCTTACCGTCGTTGAAGCGGAGAAGATAGACAGATTCGCCCGTCTTGAGCGCATTGTAAACGGTCAGCAGACCGCTCTCGATGGAAAAGGTTTTCAGCGAGTGGATGTGTGCGCTCTCCTTGCTGCTCTCGACCTTGTGATAGTCTCCCTTGGGCTCGTCTTTTGCGCCCTCGAAAGGGCAGCCGACGATGCCGGTTACCGGCCCGCCTCTCGAATCGTTAAGCTGAAACTTGTGGCCGTGTGCGCCGCCCACATGGGTGTTGCTGTCGATTTTGCCATCTGCGAGGGCGATGTCCACTTTCACTTGATAGTCGGTCAGGTTCCGGGGGACGAGGAGCGCGCTGCCAGAGATTTCGAGCTTTTCGTCGTTCTCTATCTGGATGGTGAGCGGGCTCTCTTTCGTGACCGTGCCAACAACGATGCCGCCGTCTTTCGGCAGCATGGAGAGAAAGAGCTGCTTTAGGCTCGTCGCTTCATCCGGGTTCATGTGCAGCTCCTCCTATCCGATTTGGCTGGCGTCCACCCATCCATAGACTGTGCTCTGCTTGTCCGTGTGGATGATGTGGTACGGGTGTTTTGCGTTCTTGCTCTTGGCGATGGCGGTGATTTTCGCCGGTCCCGCTTTCGGGCTGTTGGTCGGAGACGTCGCGGTGGACGCAACGTACTGGGGACCGCCCGAAAATTGGACCTTATCACCGACGGAGTGCGAGGTCGAACTCTTTTCATCGCTCGCCTTTGCGCTCCGCTCGGTGTCTGTTGCCATGTTCAAGGTAAGGCGCATTGCATGGTAGTTGCCCTTGAATGTGTGGGTATCCTCGTCTACATAGTAGCTGTTCGAGATGCCGAGCGGCTTGATGATGATGCACAGGCCGACGCCAGAAATGACGTTTGCCTGCCCGAGGCCCTCGATTGTCAGCGTTTTGCTGGGGAGCTTCTGCTCTGCGAGCATGGATTCAGCCATGTCCGTGAGGTTCGCCTCCTCGGTGTTGCTGTCGGGCGTGGAAATGTCCTGCATGATGCCGATGGTCTTTTCGAGCTCCGTGTCCGCCTTTTCGGCAAGCACTTTGTCCTCCTTAGACAGCAGCTTTATGCGGGTTTTCACCTTCTCGATGCTGCAAGTGTAGTCGTAGCTTATAAGGTTCCGGCCGGTTTCCACCACCCATTGCAGAATGCTGTCTTTCCGCTTTATCAGGCTCAGTTTCCCGTCGGCTGACGTCACATAATGCCTGATGCCGGTGGCCTTAAACGTGAGGCTCAAGGCGTCAAGAATAACATCGCAGGCTGTCGTTTTGGCCTTTGGCAGCTCCGAGATGACGTAGCCGGTGTCGGCCACATCCTTGTACGGAATCTGGAATCGGTCGCAGCAGTCCTTGAAGATTTCGGACGCCTTTTTCTGCTTGTAGCAAAAGCTGTCTTTGTTGTTCGACAGGTAGATACCAACGTCGTAGGCCTTGATGGTCATGGTCTTTTTCGTGCTCTGCTTCTGCTGCATGATGATGCCGCGAAACAGCTCTGCGCCCTCCCAATAAAAAACACAGTGGTTTCCCTTGGTGACATCAATGCCGGAACGGGCGTGTTTCCAGCCGTCATCGTCGATAAGCGATACGGAAAGAGTGCGCGCCGGGGAGCCCTTTCGGCCGCTCCATGTCGCGCTCTCCACCAGCTCGCTCATGTCGTAGGTGGTCTCGCCTTTTGTGACGAGGAATGTAATCTTGCCCATTGCCTCACCTCACGGGAGCTGCAACACCTGTCCGGGATAAATCAAATTCGGGTTTTTGAGCTTATCCTTGTTCAGGGAATAGATTTCGTTGTACCGGCCTCCGTCGCCGAGGGTCGATTTCGAGATGTTGTAGAGGCAGTCTCCGGGCTTGACCGTGTAGGTTTTCGCCTGCACTCGGTTGTCTGTCCGGGTGGAGCCGCCGGAGACGGTCGCGGTTCCGGTCGAGCTGACTTTGACCTGCCGGATTCTGACCTCTCTGTACTCCTTGAGCTTGATTTTGTAGTAGATGCTCCCGGGGTCGCCGCCTTTTCTGTAAGGCTGCAAGCTCTGGATGGCCGCGTAGAAGTTTACGCGCGTTCCGGTCAGGATGAGATGCACCGGCTTCGCGCTGATTTTCCACTCGAAAAGCCGCTGTATCATCGCATCCGGTGACGACAGAATAAATGGCGTCTGGATGCCCGGAAAATACGCGGCTGGAAAAAAGCTGTCCCACGATACCTCCACGGCCGCCCGGTCCTGCAAAACGAGGATTTCGCCGAGGCCACTGATGGTGACGCTCGTGTTCTTCGTCCCGTGAGTGACGTCGAACTTCGTCGGCAGAACGGGAAAGCGCAGTTTCTCGCGCTCTCCGTTGTGCGTAATCCAGAGCTGCATACTGCTCTCAAAAATCATAGGCAAGGTCTCCTTCCTCGAAGATTTCGCCCTTGATGATGCTCATAAGGACCGGCTTTGCATGGCGCGTCAGAATGTCGAGGACGGATTCCTCATTCATGCCGCCGACGTCGATGGAGCCGCTGCCGTTGATTTCGATGATAATGCGCTTGACGGTCTCGCCAATGCTGGGCGCGTCCGAGGAGGAGGCCGGGGCCTCCTGCTGCGCGTCGCTGGCGGCCGGGGCAGTCGTGTTGACCGGGGCCTCCTCTGCAGGTGCAGCCTCCTCCGTGGTCTGCGCCTGCACCTCCGGTTCGACGTACTCAATGCCGGTGGGCTGCGCATCAGAGCCCTGCCCGTCAGCCGTGAGATAGGAATACTCCTTGACGGCCTCCATACCCTCCGGCAGGTCGTTCTCCGGGAGCGGACTTGCGGTGGGCTCCCGGAGTGCAGCAGCCGCGAACGGCGTTGCAGGAGCGTCCGTGGGCAGTTCCGGCTCCGGCGCGGTGTCGTCCGGGGCGTTCGTGGCGTTTTCTGTGCTGTTCACGGCTGCGAGGATTCTTTCGGTCTCCTGCGCGGGGAACACCTCGGACCCGCGCGCGCCGATGATAAGCTCGGGACCTTCCTCACCGGCGATGTAGACGTCCTCCTGCGCGGACAGAGTACCGTTCGCGTGACCGGTAACTGTCGTTGCGGTGGGTGTCGTTGTGGTCGGCGTCGTTGTCGGCGTAGTTTTCAGGTGGGAGGCGGCCGCGTTCGCAACGGCCTCCGCTGCGCTCCCGGCCTCGCCGGTCATGGAGCGGATTGCATCACAGTAGGCCTTGATGGTATCCTGTGCCGCTTTCCGAGCCTCGTCGGTCATCTCCATGTTTTGAACCGTCTTGGACATCCGGGTCTCGATTTCGCCCATCTTCTCGTCGAAGTCGGTTTCCATCTTGGCGACGTTGTCCGCGAAGGTGTCCTTTGCCTTTTCGGTCTCCTCAAACTTGGAGTTAAACTCGGTGACGAACTTGGAGGCCGCTGCGGGCATCCCCTCGGTGCTGCCTCCCAGTTTCTCGATGTTCTGGATGATGGCGTTGATGTAGCCCGCGCTTTCCTCGCTGCCATCACTCAACGACTTAATCAGGCCGTCATCGAGGCCGTATTCTGCGGCCTTTTTGAGGTTTTCAGAGTAGAGGTTGAGGT